TTAATACTTGACCAAATCCTGAATAGTTCTTTCCGATCAACGTTATATCTGTAGTAAGCTGATCGATGGAACCATCAGGTACTTCAGCTAGTTTTGTTTTATTGTCCGATTTGTGGATAATATATGACATTTTAATACCTGTTATGTTTTGATAATGTAACTTACTGATGATACTATAGTTGTTGGTGTAACAACTGCACGTAAATTTGGTAATTTGAACTTACCAGTTGCTGCTGTACCATACGTATTTGATATGATATTATATAGGTCTGGGTATGTTACTTGGTCAACTTCACGCCCATCGCATAGTAAATACACATCGCCACTTGGTGAATTCAAACCAGCATACGGTAAAATAGTCCCAGTCGGGATAATTCCTGTCAAAAACGTACCGCGTTGCATCTTTTTCAATGCAGTTCCTTGATACACCAATATCATATCGGTATTATCCGCAGTGTTTGATTCGGTTTGTCCAGTAATTGCAGATTTGTTGATTTTGGTAGTGAATTTTTTAGCAGTTCCATTACCGTCGAATATAACATCAGATGTCGAGGTAACATCACCATCAATACTGAAATTGGTGGTGTTTGCTAATTTAGTGGCTGATGTTGCATTTGTTGCTGTTAATTCATCAACAAATAACGATTTTACATAGATTGACTTCCATCTATTACCTGAACTACCTAGAGTGATTGTATCAGATGACGCTGGTATAACATTGCTACTAACTGTGGTTAGTCCAGTTACTGATAAATCTCCACGAGCCGTGATAGTTTTCTTGACGTCCATTCCACCATAAGTTTTAATACTATCATTGTTGGTGTCATTAACCAGTAATTTACCAGCTAGTGTAGCACTACCAGTAATATTCAAGTCGGTGTTAATAGTGACTTTATCATTCAGTATCTTTAATGTTGAATTTGGTAATCCAGTAATAGCATTTTTCGTTTGCAATTCAATACCACTACCGGAAACGGTATTGTATAACTTTGCAGCACTTGTCGTGTATGAAATACTAAAATCCAAATCTGCACCAATCGTAATTCCGCTATCATGTCTGATATTAATAGCATTGTCAGTTGTACTAATGATATCAGATCGTAAGAATTTGGTTGCGGGGATCGTAAAACCATTAACCGATAATGCACTAGCAGTGGTTGCAGTTCCAATTAATTGAGGTTTTACATCACCGAAGAAATTAGATATATCTTCACCGGTATTCAAGTTAATACCAGACGATAGTTGGTCATATCCTATAATTTTTGGATTTGGCGTGAACGTATCTTTGCTGATAATAGCAATCGGTATACCTGCAATGTATACTGTTACGATATATCGTTCAACATTATCAGTATCTTTGACATTTTCAACAATGGTTCCATATACTCTACCATCTTGTGTACTTACACTCGGACCAATTAGTACCCAATCTGTACCATTAAATATGTTGAGTTGTTGGTTTGACATGTCAATCCATAATTCACCAGACTTGGCAGTGTTGACATCGGGTCTATTTGAGTTTTTGCTTATATTACTAGCAGCTTGCCAGTTAGTATTATCCCAAATCTTTAAATATCCGTTATCACTATCATACCATAACTGCCCTTCTACTGGGTTGGTTGGTGGAATGTCACTTGCAAAGTTCTCTAACAAATGCAAGAAGTTATCGGCGATATATTTACCGTAGCTCGGGTAACTTCTACCAGGGTATCTTAAACTAGTATCCTGGTTTAATGTGTTATCGTATACGGGAATTGAATCTTTCGATGCATCGCTGTAATCTACGTTATATGTCATTATGCTACCTCAGTTAATCCAGTTAAACTTTGAATTCGAATTGTATAATCAATTTGCAACAAGCGATTTAACGATTTCTGTACTGGGTGGAAAATAACATGAGTTAATAGCTTAGAACTCCCGTCTGGATTTATTGCAATCAATCCCAACTCATCAAACACGAAGTTACCAGCCATATCTACGCTGTTATCAAATGCTTCTTGATTTGATGGTTCACCGTAATCTAGCAAACAGGATACTAAAATATCACTGAACGTAGCTCCACTGATATGGCGAACTTCCATTTTATTACGAACCGGGTCTGTATTTGCAATATTCGTTTGGTCAACAACCTTAGAATATGTTTGATTGTATAGACTGCAGTTAACTCCTACCGTATTTGGGGTCAAATAGGTAATAAGACCAGTTGGATCTACTAAAGTCCCACCAGTACCAAATGCCATAGAATCTATACCAAGTCCACCATTTATCAAACTATTAGCCATTGCTATACTAATATTTTCATAATGTATGGCGTTATCCTTGTCTTCAAACACCTCAGAGTTTACTGGATCATATATTTTAATATGACCAGTTATTTTAAAATTAGCTTTCATTCGAGTTAATACCATTAATTGTTTACTTTCCGTTTATGCACGGGCTGATACGTATACTTCATCAGATTCTGGATCGAATATTTTGATGTGGCCTTCAATATGAAAGCCACTCTTTTCATCTGGAGTATCCGATTGTTGTTCGTAGATGTTTTCTTCTTCCATCATTAAACCCTGTAGTTATTATCTGGTATTTAGCCAGATACGACCGTGGTTTTTTCTGATATGAATTTGGCCATTGGTGTGTTATTATCTAATAACGTAATACCAGTACTTGCCGTTGATAACGATTGCTCATACCAAACTTTACCAACTCTACGATATACCGCAATGTTTACAATAGTATCAGCTGGAATATTTTCGGTAACTGATCTTGATAACAAGATATAATCATCAGTTCCATTAACTGCAAACTCAGCATCTTCCATCACATCAGCTACTGGACTTGAAATCCCATTTACCTCGTTATAAACCATTATAGGGTTTTTGCGTAATCGTTTACCATTAAAGAATACTTCAATCTGATCACATGGACCGTAATGTTCTGGGAATTGACCGGGTGCCCAGTTAGTTCTCGTTGATTTAATTGGCGTGAATGACAACGGTCCTACTTCTAAACTTGAATCATTATCAGGAATTGAAACAGTCTCTTTATATTCAGTTTCGTTATACGGAACTCTCTCAGAATCACTAACATTAACTACATATGAATCTGCTTGATGTATAGTTGCAATAGCAGTGCCATAACATCCGCGTCTTAATTTTGATAACACATTTCCAGTCATTTCAAAATACTCGATACGTTCACCGTTGATTGATACAATACCAGGTTTATTTCTAACTGGATTTGGTACGTACAAATCAGTGGAATCCGTGACGCTAAGTTCAGTGTCATAATAATTCAAGTCACCTGCCAATTTTACCGAATTAGCGGAGTATCTGTTATATCGGTACACGTTTAGCATATCTTTGGATATCTCATACGCTTTTGTTGTACAAATTTTAGCACCAAACACAACAACCTTTACAGTGTCAGTGGCGATGGTTTGCTTATTGAGATACACTCTGGTTCGATCATCCGATAGATAGTAATCGACAGTCGGTGTTAATTTATTACCATTCACGTAAACCCATACATAACTAGTATCTATCGGTTTGATTGCTAACAAATAACTAGATTTACCGCCAACATGCTCATCTGTTATGAGTTTCATTGCTTGATATTGTGTAAACCAAACCGCATTTATTACATCACCCGTTGATAAAATACCATCGTTTATGGATAATAAATTACCGTGCACTGTATAGTCAGCAATTGAATTATTCTCAATAATGATAGTATCTCCAATCGATAGATCGTCAATTGTCACAACGGTTAGCGATTCGTTGAATGTATAATCAATCAAGAAATCTTTCAATTGGTTATTAACATACACCTTAACGTTATTTGGTGTTGGGTATCCAGTACCACGTTCTATCTTAAACGAATTAGTATTACCGTCATATACACCATAGGTTGTGTCAACACCAGTCAATAACACCCCATTAACATCTACCAACAATGGTGTGTACTGGTATGTAGACGGCTCAGTCGAAAATAGCTGCAATGTAAATTCATTAGTATCAGTATAAATGAATTTATTTTGATTAATCTTAGCAATAGGATTATCAAATTCAGATGTAGTCATGTTACCAAAACAAACCACTTTAATAACAGCCGTTACTGCTGGGGTTGGGTTTATCGTAATCACTGTTTTTCCAGTGGTTCTTTTAGTTGTGGAACTTCCAAAACCAACCGGCGTATGAACACCATTGACGGTGACGTAAACGGCAGAAGTATCTTTGAATTTAGCAGCCGTCGTGAATTTCGTAGCTTTCCCGTCAGCGATAAATTCTTTAGAATCTAATATAGACACACCACCAACACCAATTGCAGTTATTTCGATAGTTGAACCAATAGCTGCTGGTGTTACTAAAGTAACAGTATTTTGTGTCAGGTTAATGCTATACTGGGTATCAATCGTCAGTTTGACTTTATCTACCATCACGATAACCGAAGTCAACTCAATAATCGACAAACCAATATCATACGTTTTAGTCACACCATCACCAAATACTACAGTTGAATGCAATGGAGTTGTTCCAGTGAAGATTGTATCAAATACTTTAATACTAAGACCATCTAATACTTGACCTGGTACATTTTCTTCGGTAGCCGAAACATGCGCTGGGCTGATAAATTGACCACCTTCTATGATGATATCAGCTGCAGATAACCCAGTTGCCGTTGTGTAAGCACTGTTTAATCTTTCTAATGATCCACCACTAAGATTCGTATCTAAAATATTTGGGTCATTAACAACTAGTGAACCATCACTGTCCTCTGGTCTAAAAATCAAGGTATCGCCATATTCAGTTTTAAAATATGAACCAATATCTATTGTTGCAGTTACACCATTCCCAATAAATGTTGGCATTTGTGCATATGGATTTATTGAACTAGACGAATCCCAATTGTCGGTATATGCAACATCATCGAGTCGAACAATTTCAGGTATAGATCCGTTGATTGTTTCAAATGGTGATGATTTTAGCGCATATTGCGATATTGTGTTCCATGATTCACGTTTCACATAGATGTTAATGTGTTGCCCATTCGTGGGAATGTACGGTAAAGTAACCGTGGAAACTGGTACATAAGGATTGCTAATCGTTGGAGTTGGACCACCAGATACGTAATAGTAATCATTACTGCGTTCAACACTATCCCAATTATCAGTAAACCAATCTTGAGAATCCCAACCGCCAGTCGCATCAAAGGTTGTTCCCTGTACTTGAATTCCACCAAAATCAACACCAGTAATCAATTGAGTTAATTGATTACCTTTCATACCATGAATTGGTTGATAATACTTATCAATACGATTAACGCTGTCCAATAAACTATCATGCTTCTCATATGATATGGTGATTACATCCCCATCTACTGGATTATTCTCGATTATTAAAGTACCACCGGTTGGATTGTTCTTATTTCCTTCTGGTATCGTTAATTCAATCGCGTAATCGTTATTAAGCAATAGTTTGCCATTGATGGTAACACGAATTTTACTCTTATCGTTTACTGGTATATAAAGTAATTTAAAGACTGAAGTAAATCCAGTGGCAATAAACGTTTCTTCATTTGTGAAATCTGCATACAATCCAGTTTTTGATAGTCTATCAAATTTCAATGATATACCAAATTGTCTAGCTTTGCTATCCCCAATAACTGCGATTGCGGTTGCTTTTCTGGAACCAGGTGTATTACCACCAATCAATTCTATTGATGGTGCTGACAAAAATCCATATCCGTTATTGTCAACAACAACAGTTGTCACCGAACCATTGAAAATATAGGCTCTTGCAGTCGCATTAACACCAGTCCCAGTTATAACAACTTCTGGTGGTTGGATATAATCTTCACCACCATCATTTACTACAATAGCAGTTAGAGAATACGTATGATTATTAACCCACCAGTTCCATGGATATTTGTTGATTTGATACCAGTTTTTAACAGTTACTGGTTTTATCATCCCATCCATAAAGGTAGCAGGCAAATCAAAATCAGATATTGCAACTGGTGTGTTTTCAATTGTATTATATCTGCTAATATATTCACGAATAGTTGATCGATAGGGTTTTACCTCATCGATGTAACTTTGGAAACTGTGTAAATTATCATTTTTGTAATTGGTTGGTTGCTTAAATGGTCCGATATTGTGAATAGCCGTTAAGAAACTTGTTTTGAATGCCCAATCAACGTACATCTGTTCTGCAAAAACTTCCCGAATGCAAGTAAAGAATAAATTACCCCATTCTGTTGTATTGTCATCCTTGCAAATATCTACTTTTATAGCACGCAATATATTACGTAATTCAAGGCTACAATCCATATCATAGGTGTTTGAATCAAACGATGTTACACTATCATACCCATTACCCAACTGGTTTTGATCATACAATTTAGTAGATAATGCAATTGTTCCAGATTCGCGCCCAACCATCTTATAGAAATCAGAAAAAATACCGGCATCCGATGGTATTTTGGTGCATTCAAACACAGCCCACCCGCCAGATTCATATTCTTTTATCCGTACTAATTGACCAATCTCTGGTGTTACCGAGTTGATATAAACCATAGATGGTACTTCGTGTGCAATCGTAGAGAACGTCCCATGTTCAATATCCCACCAATCAACATATGTCCAATATTTTGTGGTATCAAATGCCTGTGAAGTACTTCTATTAAATTGTTTACCGCGATAATCCCATGAATATATACTCCAATAACCATTAACCGTTGAATCTGAATTTACTAGCACTGCATACGGTCTAACAACTGCGTTAGCTATACTGTATTTTTTACCACTATTAACAATATTAGCTAATATAACTTGACCATTCTTATCAATTATAACTTCAATTACTGCACCTGTGCCATCTCCAGATACAGTTACCAGTGGTCCTTTATAACCGATTCCTTGATAATTATATTCGGTGACGCTAATGTCAGTATATACAGGTATACTAGGCTTGTAACCATAGCCTTGATTAACGATATTAACGGCAGTAACTTTACCATTAGTCAATTCCAATGACAATGATGCCTGCATGAATCTAGTAATCTTGACATTTTGCAAGTCTGCTATAGTATCAACTACGGTATCGTACTGATTTAATTGCATACTTGGTGCTAAATCTACTAATTTCAAATTGGTAAAATCTAAAGTACTCGTAAATGGCTTAGATGCCAATATCGTATTGGTATTAGTAATAACAGTATTAAGTACATTAAGCCTGTCAATAAACATACTTTGGCGTGGTCTAAATCCAATACCGTATTTCAATTTAGTTGGTAATGTATCATCTGGAACTCGATTACCAGCAATATCTCTACCAATCAAACTATCAATCCATTTAGCTTCTAACTGTGTAGATATGTCAGATATATCATTACCAGCTGATAATAATTGATATTCATTATGAATTGGAATTTGCTTATCCGTGTTTTTGAAATAAGATAAATTCAACAATGCAGTTTCAGTGGTTAGAATTGAACTAAAGTTATATGCTAATACTGAATTATCATCACACAAACCAACGAATGCAACACCAGTTCCAATTGGATTACTAATAGCAGTTGACACATTTAATGCTGATATTCTACGACCTACTACATTTTCAGGTACATTAGATTTGTTTTTAACCCAGTAATAGTAATACGTGTCAGTAACAACCCCAGTTATTGGGTGATACAACTCTTTAACTGACATAACAGTGTCATCTGGGTACATTGGTTGTCCTGAAATACCAGCAGAAATACCCTCGTTTGTATCAGCTACGTCGGCCCATTCTGATGGTAATAGGGTAGTTTTAACCCATTCATACACCTCGACTGATGACCCGACTACTTGTGTATTCCAATGACCTACTCTATATGAAAGGTCTCCCTGCTCTGCATAATTCCATTTTGATTTTGAAATATCCCACCATAACATACCTACAAATTTATCAGCCCATGCTTGTGTCGGTTCTATTATTTGAATTTCATCATTAGTACCGATTGTATAAACTGCTGGATCGTACAATGTTTTATAAGTTATCTCCTGGTCGGCAAAATTCAATATTTTCAATTTCGAATTGTCTACATAATCAATATCCTGAATCTTTAAACTGTTTACGTTGTCATATAATGATATGCCTTTGATATTACTAGTATCAACCACGGATGATTGCTTGGCGATAACATCCCAAGCCCCAGTAATAGCCGTTTCAACAAACCCACGTAACATACCGGTAGCTGGTATGTTTTCGTCTAATGTGTATGTTGGCGATCCAACGAAAATTGCATTACTCGTACACGCAATACTGAATCCGAATGATTCGTATGGTTTTAATAATGGTTTCAATTCTGAGGTAAGTAGATACCCATCGCCTTTATATTCAAATACATAAACTGCACCAGCGTACCCATGATCGCTGTAAAATTTAGTGCGGTTTCCATCAAATGACACATCGAAGCCGTCATATGTAACGTAATTCGAATTACGAGCACCAACTACTAATTTACTTCCATATATTGAAACACTACTTCCAAATTGTTCGTTTGTAACATACTCAAAACTCTCAATTGTTTGAGATAATTCAAAATTAGAACCGGTTTTAGTGAATACATATGCTTTACCTTGGTCGATGATTGTACTATCAGCATTTGGGCTTGTGACCACTAGCGTAGAACCTGTTGAGTCTAACGCAATAGCATATCCAAAGTTATCACCTGATACTGAATCCGGTGCCCAGATAGCATCAACCGATACATTCACCATATCATATACATAAACCGCACCGCATGATACTGTATTATTTGCAGTTGGGTCTCCAATAACTAAAACTGAACTATCTGCTGAAATGGCTAATGTTCTACCAAATGTATCTGGTTGTGTGTTATTATCCGGTGATGTGTAATCGGTTTGAATAGACCAAGATGAATTGATATATTGGTAAGTATACACCACTCCGCGTTTGCTCGATTGTGTACTATCATCTGCTTGAATTACCGCTGAGATAGCCAACAAATAACCATCTTGAATTGCACCAATAGCAACACTCTCGCCAAATTTAGTAGTATGGTCTAAATCTTGACTAACAAATGATGTTATATATTTCCAATCATTTTCAGTGTATTCATAGATTGATACCATACCTTGATCTATATAATCACTGTTATATACTGCGGCGGATGCAACAAAATTATTTGTTGCAACAGTCCACATACCAGATTCCATAGTATTGGTTCCTAATTGCCCGATTAGTTCACCATCATCAACCATTGAAACGTATTCTGGTAAAATTTGGTCGAATGATAATTCCCACAACTTTCCATTATAGGTAACTAGTTCACCAACGATATAAATTGAAGTTTCATCATATTCACCTTTATACTTACTAGGAACATTAGATGCTAATGGGGATCCGACAACCAAGAATCTATTATCGGGTGAGACCGCCATCGAATAGCCAAATGAACCGTTTAATCGTTCAGTCAACTCCGCTGGTAATACAATCGATTGCTCGTAAGTTAAACCAGCCGAACCATAGCTGTGGACCACAATTCTATCAGATCCTGGTACGCTAGTGATAACATTTTTCAATTTATCCGCATAAATGACAGTACGACCAACGCCAACCGGTGCTACTGGTCCATAATTAACTGGATTGTGGGTTATAAATTGATCTTTCTTTTGAATAACTTCCCATTGCTTATTGTCATTTAAATCAATCCACAACCGTGAACCATCAGACAACCCTGCTGCATAAACATCGTCAATCGCAGAATATGATTTATATCTTGATTGTTTAATGGTGCACGCATATATCGGTTTGTTAACAGAAAGAGTTGGTATTACTAAAACGTCTGCGCTATCGACCGAAACAGAATTCCAAGAAGTGTTCACCACTTTGAAAAATCCAGAAAATGCAGAAGATGAACCAAGTGGTCTAACTCCGAAAATATCGCCGACTTTAAAACCATGTCTACTAGATAATACAAAATTAACAGTATTGTCTGATTGAACAACATCAAGCACCCGTAAATTGGTATCATTGAATCTATACACATTCCAGGTATATTGGTAAAATGTCACCCAGATATGGTCATTATCCACCATCGATGTTATATCAAGTGACAGTATATCATCGAAAGTTTTAACTGTATGTGAAACGTGATCCGATTTCACATAACCAGCAGTTCTTGTCGGTTCAACGTCATACGACATCTTATTGATACCAGCATAAACATTTGATGGTGCCAATGTAAAATTAGATTCATTTATACGATACTCGTAATCTGACGCAGTCGTGTCATTGGTAATGGTAATTGGTTGCGGGTTTAATACCAACTTATTTTTTTCAATACCGAATTCGAATTCAGTAACCGTATCCACCCCACCAAACTGGCCTACTCTAAAGGCCCATTCTTCATTTAACACAATACTAGAATCACCAGATCGACTCAATTTATCGATTACTTTGTTAACCGCGTTGATGGTTCCTTTTTCTCGAATAAACCCTTGATATAATTGGAATTGTGTAACTGGATCTTCTGCCAATTCTTGAAGATATTCTCTTGTCTGATAACCAATTGCATGTCTGGCTAGCTCTCGTTGTGATGCACCGATTCCCTCAGCTGACGTATCATAAAATTCATCAAATTGATTAATCTTATAATCAAAGTTCGACACCAATTGTTTAGTTGGTGTGGAGTCTAATTTGGTCCACACCGCATTATCAAAAATTGAAGTACTAGTGTGATGTTTTATGCAAGTCCAGTTGGTTGAACGATACGCAACAATATCACCTAATTTATAATCAGCATACGGTTGCCATGCAACGATGCTAACATTATCAAATAAAAATCCAGGGCTAGTATAATCACCGTCCCAATCAACGGTTCTGTAACCGGTTGATTTTATTCTATTCTGACGATATCCAGTTGTTTTGTCGTAAATTACATCATTAAACACAGTTCTATCTGAAAACACAGTAACATGTTCCTTAAGTACACAATACATATTCAGATAGTAAATACCATCAGTTTTAGAGTCTGGTGTTATTACTATCTTTTGGAACGTTCTTGTTACACTTAATTTATCAATCGGGAAAACTTGACCGTTACTTTTCAATACTTCGTAGTCATAAAACCCATCTGTTAGATTTTCAACAACACCACCGTTCATGTTAATTTCAATTCTACTCGAAATTGGACTTAACGAAATCAACGAACCAGTTGCCCAGTTATGCTTCGTCCAAAACATGAATTCTTTACAGCTAGTGGACCAATTAATAGCAACTCTTGAATCAGAATCATACCCATCAAATACGAAACCAATGGATTTTAGATATACTTCGTAACCTAACAAGAAATCAACAACTTCTTGTATGGAACTAAGCGTAGTTCCATATAACATTGTTTTAACTGTAAATCGATTAAATGATTTTCGATTTCTCGCAACCACTTCTCCAGTGATTGGTAAATTTGACAATAGTTTCCAATAATTGTGCTCATCATTGAAGGTAGTACTTGAGTTTGTCTTCAACGCTCGATAAAAATGCTGATCGTATCTCACGATTTGACCATTCGCATAAACAATGTTTGGTTCCCAGTCAGTGTATGATGCACTAACGCCACCAACTGATATAATTTGATCTGTATTTTGTGGTGTAATAGTCAAGTATGGATCTTTACTAGATGCCAATGCTTCATAATAATTGAAGTATTGGTGATTCGTATTATATCCACTAACTACCCAGCCCATATCAGATTTAGTGATAATCACGCCACTGTATGTCAAAGTACGTATAGGTGAACTTACATTGAATATGATATCGTAATTTTCCGGTGGCACGAATACACCACCTGTTGTATTACCAGTTTTACTATCTAAAATATACTTTTGCTGGTCAGTGACTACAAACCCAGATAATCTCGTAGACAATTTAACGTCTAAGTTATTAATATTAACACCAATAATTGCAGGGTCTATTACTTTAGATTTAGCATGATCAACCAAATACGTGATTAACCCACAAGATTGATTATCATTTGAAGGTAATACTAAGTCTGACAATGTAGCAAAAACCCCACTAGAATCATGCACCTTTTGCCCAATCAAATTGGTACGTGTTCTTGATACATCAATCTTATCTGAAATATATTCAAATGGCTTTAATAAACACATTGCAATACTAATTACAAATGGCCAATCTGAACTGGACCGCCATGCATATTCCACTGGAGATACATCTCCAAATACATAACTATCTCTAGTTGTGTATATATTAAATTCATGCGCTAATCTTGAATTTAATGGGCTCAGTAGAGTACCGGTCGAATCAACTGGTATATGTTCCAACAAAGTTGGTCGTTTATATCTTGCATTATAACCAGAGCTACTACCTTGGCGAATGATACCATCACGTAAATCTTCCCATAATAACAAATTGTCACTTGTATATGGCGCTGGACCATACTCGGATTCCCACCATTCTGGTTTTTCAGAAAAACCTAACATTTCCCAAGGGCAACGATGTGGCCGGTCGGTATCATAAAACCATTGATAAACCCCTCGCCAATATCCAGGTAATTCTGTCGAATTCAACGGGTCTGTCATGCGACTGTAATTATACGTAAATGTATTGGTTTCATCAAACCATGAGTTTTCCGTATAATTTAACTGCGCCTGTGCATTCCATTTATAGAATTCTGGTTTAATAACTAAATCTAGTTCATCTTTCGTGTATAGACCAGTATTATAATATCCACCAAGAACCTCGTCAATGTCGAATATATTAGTATCGTATTCTTGTTTTATATTGTTGTAAATTCGCAGTTCCAATTCCAACAATATATCATCACGATAATCTTCATACGCTGCGGTTATACTACCATCATGCCCTTGAATTACCATTCTTGGAATAGCATACGTGTCATCCAAAAATTTCATAGGTGTGTATTTCTTATGTAACCCAATAGATGTTGGTGTTGCTGGGATGTAATTTACAGCAGTTGATAGATATTCTCTAATTTCAACGACGTCGCCTTCAAACAATTCAATCAATAATGTAATATAACCAAACACATCATTGAATTTATAATCAACCGTGTTAATGAGTTGATTCACAGTAAACCCATTACTACCAATTCGATGGATGTACACATAAACCGCAGAATTACTAAGTTCTGTCAAATTAAACTTCTTTGATAGGGCGTATGTTTTAATACCAGTGTCTTCAACAGTGTATCGTATAGGGGTATATGCGCCACTACCAATCATATCCGAATATGCAAAGGCGCTATCTACTGTCTTGGTAGATGCCAAACTGGTTACGATAGAATCGACTGCATCGATTGCATTTGATGTAGATACATATGATGCACGCTCGATGAAATTATTCTTGAATTCAGTGTACATTTTCTTTGCATACTGTAACGATTTTACGATATTATATGTTTTATCACACAACAAATACGAAGCTAATGGTGCTATACCAGAATGTTTCAGAAATCTAGTTGCATATGGTTGATATTCATCTAAATCTCGTAAGTTTGATACCCCTGGTATTGTACCAGTGAATCCGGTGAAAAACTCAACAGCTGTATTGATATGGTCGTCTGCCTGTCCTAGAGTAAATGACTCCAACACTTGGTTTAATGGATTCTTCTCCAATCCTACTGGTATTTCGTAATAACCAGTTTTTGGATCAACCTTTGATATTATCTTAATAGAAACCACATCACCAACAGCAAATTGTACTGGGAACGTAAAGACATCACCCTCTCGTAAATAATCACCGTTGTATGACTTACCATTAACGAAAAGCCGAATAATCATATCAGCGACTGGTACGCTAGCAAAATCAATCGAGGTAAACGTTAAATCATACGTAGGTTCTTTTATCTTCTGACTATCAATGATTGGTTGAATATAGGTATCTTTTGTTTTAATCCATCCATTACCGTATTCAAGTCCAACATTCGTTATTTTGTAATACCCGGTTTCAATCTTTTTGGATATCACATCACGATTAACGTCATATGTAAATGCATCAGTTCCGAAATTCCAATCAAATTGAATATCTCCGACATTCCCAATGTTCAAGTAACTCAAACTAAACCCAAGCTGGGTATCCAATCTCCCATTGCCGACTTTGTAACTGAGTATTTTAGATCCAGCAAATGTACTTACTGGATAGTATTCTGTATTTGAAAAACTAATTTCATTCTCATCATACACATCGAATAATGGAGCTTGGTTAACTGCTGTTTTTTCTTGACTCAATACCCAATTAGTTCCATTGAAATGGAACATAGAACCACCATATCTTTTACCGTGTTTAATCAAAACACACTGATCTACGTATGGTAAGGAGTCATCAACTTCAACCAAATGAATTTGAGGTATAATAGTAGATGTTGTATCTGTTACTATTTGAGTGTTATGGTTGAACGTTAGTAACTGAACTTCATATATTTTATTATTAACGAGATTATCAGTGTCAGCAGTAACTAAAATTCTAGCACCATTAAATAACACTTCATTATCAATTTGATACCCAGCACTACCTTCGATTATCGAAAACACATCTGTTGTACTGGTATCTACGAAATCAACGGGTTTCTTTGCAGTTGAGCCATGATTATGTAATTTCAGATTAGAAACAAACTCGATAATAGGCCGTTTTGCTCGATATGATTCTGGTGCACTGTATTCTTGACCACGTAATGCACACGAATATTCCAATACTGAACGGTGGAACCATCTATTATATCGACTCCATGAATTAGAATCGATACTAGATTGTGAAATCGTAATGTAATCCTGAACGTTAGGATATGCCGCTGCATTATCAAATGGTTGGGTGTCAAATCCTTCATTATCAAATAATACATCTGGTACTACCGTAGAAACTTTCGCGGTTATCAAATCTGAAAATTTCAGCAATGAAATAGACGATCCAACCCCACTAACTAGCCATGTATCATGACTATATTTCTCTGGTTTCACTGTACCACGAAACTCAATAACCAACCCGTTGGTAAACACGACACCATTATTACTCGTGTAGTTTTTCAATCCAACGATTTCCGCATCAACATCTAGTGTTGTATTCTCGGATATACTTTCAATTATGAATTTACCAAATTTGTTTGGATCAAGTGGGCTTTGGTAAAATAGAACATCTGGTGCGTCATACGATACTTCGAATACAACAATACCGGAACTAGTACCGTTGTTTACGACACCAGTACTGTATTCTAAGGTTGCTGCTTTTAATACATAACCAACAAATCGCCAATCGGTTGAACCGGTAACTGGAATAGATATTTCCGAAGTTGAAATGTCATTAGTTGCTTCCCATAGCGAGTTTGAATATACCACGGTATCACCAATACCATAAGCATTACCAGCAACATAATCATTCATTGCCGTTTGATACATGAATCGAACAAATTCCCAATCATTTATCAAATCGGGTTCAGTTCTCGTACCGCTTGAAATAATGCGTATCTTTGCTCTGATTAGTTGATTTTCATACACAGCAAGTTGATTCTGTTCGTATGCTAGTACTGGATTATACAGCATTGACCCAGTATCGTACTGGGTTCTAATGATAAAACTATCATTTGGTGTTGATACATTGAATTTATACGTTTGCCCACGGTATAATGTAATAGTTGGGTTATTCTTTACATCAATTACCATTGAACTAGGAGAAAACACAAATGAATCAGCACCAGCGGTAACATTATATTCACTTACGACAGTCGCCCCACGACCATTAACAGGCACTGCTAGTGGACCAGCTGGTTCCCAGAAATACTCTCGATAATTGATAAATTTATCCCAGTTTATCGGTGGGTTCCATGAATAATGCTCCTGTGACATCACAAGATCATCACGCTCTATTGCATTGCCAAAGAACTTCAATTGATTTTTCAAATCAATATAATCATGGAAGTTTTCAATCTTATCACCGTTTGTCAAAACCACACCCGGTTCAAGCTGATATCGACTTCGCAGCGTGTTATCTGAATCTAAGTACGTATCGGAACCATTGTACGTTTTTCCGTATCTTTTACCGATATATCCAACAGCTTTCTGTAACAATCCAGGTTGGACCAATGGGTCAACAACCGCAGACATGAATTTACTGTTTGTATCAGTTTTAAAAACACCTGGCAATAAGTCAACTGTAGTTCTTATTGGTAATTGGCTTTCTGGGTAAAATTGGTCAGTCATTATTCACACTTCTAGGTTGATGATGTAATTGTTGTTGAACTCGCTCTAACTTCAGTGGCTGAAATAGCGGTTACTATGTCAATATTGTCAACGGTTGCGCCGCTAACTAATATTTCATCGTGTTTGCTTTGTATCTCAAATAAACTACCAAATGATTGGGTAGCTTGTTTTGGAACAATTATTATGTTACTTATATCCGGTGATACCGAGTTTAATATGTAAGTAGTCAATTCGCCAAGATAAAATCTATCCCCAAAATCCCAGTACGTGATATCAAAAAACTCGTTAATTGCAGTTACAATTCGAACTTTCAAATCGTTATCATTAATTGTTTTATTTGGGTTTTTAACTACCTTGAATTGTGCTTGTAGTTTCTCATCTGCAATTGCACCAAACAGCACTTTATACCTAACTGGGTGATATATAATTTCATCACTTATCGATTTGATCGCATTTAACTTTGAACCAAAACTGATTCGCAACGCATCACTCGATGGTGGTTCTGGTGGCGTTGATATACCACCACGTAAATAACTACGGAATGCAGTGTCGTAAGTTCTAGTCATAATAGAAATATCCATTATGTTACTCACACTAGGATCTATTCTTCTTGATGAACTGGCGTTGTGCAAATACTGAAATTTAAGACCAGTTCTACCAATATTTGCAGTATATTCACTAATCAAATTAAAGGTATTTGTCGTTCTATTAACCAATTTCACGTAGTCTTCAGTTTGGTTATAGAAATAAATCAACTGACCATCTACAAATTCCGTTATGTCAGTCGTAGCTTCAGATTCTCTGACTATAATATTCGTGGTACTAGTATCTACAATCTCGTGATATACATTACCAAACCCGTCTTTTATTTCCTTAAAGAAAACATACAAATTCGCTTGGTCGTTACCTTTTGAATCGACTAGATGACCAGTATCTTCACCAACAACCAATACAAATGATTCTGGGTTATCAATGACTCCGTCACTATCGGCATCACTAAATGCCAACTTAACTTCGCTATTACTAATATAGCCATCGTTGAATTTAACAGTATCAGAAATTTCAAAGGTAACATCGGTATTTAACAGGTTTATCTTATCAGCCCCGGTGTTAATCCCAAGTATCTTAATGCTATCTTTTATAACGGCTCCCAACTGATCGTTGTATGCCTTTTCATGTGCATCAAAATAAAACCTATTCTGAGAAACACTACCGAATACATAATCCAATGCTCTAATTCTAACGGTATATTGCTCGGCTTCTTTAACGAACGCAACAATCCACGATGCATCAGAATTAGTATTCGTGGTATCGCCTGCAGTAATCAAATTGAAATTACCAGATAAATTGATATTTGCCGACGTAATTAATTGCCACGCAGTTGTATCAACATCGTATCTTAAACCAAAATTAACATTCTGATATGCCTGATTAACCATTTCTGACTCTAGTGCAGCCGGTAGATCTGTCACCAATTTTGGTACAACTTGATCGATAATTGCACCACTTGGAATAATATCATTGAATGATATGGTACCTGCTCCACTAGAAAGAATACCTAATCCATTATTAGTGCCGTCACCAACTACTTTAATCACTTTTGCCCAAATTCGCTTGGTTTGCATTGGATCCGCTGCGTTCGCAGTTATCATTTTACCATTTTTAAATGCCATACCAGTAACAGGTATGAATTTAACCATTGCGCCATGTGCAATATATCTCAAGTTATTAGTCGCGTATGCAGGGCCTACTTTCTTTACTACTGAATTAGTTAAAAAGTAACCCGTAGTCAAGTTTGTATCTGCAGTACATTGATTCCATGTAGTTAAGCCATCGAATAGTTTTTTGTTATACTTCGTCACATAGAAGTTATAAACATCAGTCGCGGCTATCGCCGGTTCTACTATTCGTCTAATTGCGTTAATAATGTCATTTTTTGTATTGAACTTGAATGATAGTGTATGTTCTATATCATCCTTGTAGATATACCCATCATCCGCAAACACGTTTATTGAACTATATTTCCCACTAACATCAATTATCTCAAAATTCCTTGAAATTCCACTAGATGTTCTATTCACCGCCTTTATTTTTAGAATATCCTGTGAACTTGCAAGTGGAGCTAAGTTATAGTCCTCACCAGTTATCATTCTATTCTGGGTATAATACACGGCAGGTGCATTTGTTCTAATACTAGCAACACTTTCTGATGTAGCTGCATTAGATATAGTTTGTTGTAATCCTAACCCAACGGTAATCGTGTGTTTTGCACCGTTTTTGTTAACATACGGGATACTAATGGCAATACCACGCATTTCTGCTGGTGATATTGAATATGATAATCCATTGCTTACCCGGTAATATACTCTGAATTTACCTTGTGGAACATTGCCATATACACCATCTGCAAACACTAATTCTATCTTATCGTTTTCTTTAGTTACAACCGAATATATATTACGTATATTACGGGATAAACTATTATATGCAATGTTATTGCCAACTAAATTAGATACTTTAGCCCATTGGTTTAATTGTGCATTATTCGCACCCAACGTAAACATCCAAACATCATCATTGTTGATATTTGGACTTTCTACTGCTATTTTTTCATTTGGTGTTGGTGTATCAATGGTAAGATCTGCTAATTCTAAACTACCTTGTTTGAACATAACATAAAAACCATTTCCATTACTACCCGGCCCCTTTCCATCATTTCTATATATAAAACCAAGTTGGTTACTTGGGTATGGAGCTTCTTCGTAAATGGATTCACTGTTTTTAAATGCAGTACTTACCACTTCAAATGCCATATTTCTACCGGCAACCGATTTATTGTAGGTGAAAATTGGAACATCTCCACTAAACGAATTAAACCTGTACTGCTGCGTTGGTATTCCATCTATGGTTGCAGACCCTTGACTTTTTCCGAATTCAGTATTAGTCGTCATTGCAGCATTTAACACCATGATAAACTGCTCATACCAATTAGAATTGGTTGGGTCGTTCCATGTAATATGCTGCTGTGCTAGATTTTTACCATTGCTATCTAGTAATGGTTCAGTAGTTGACACGTATGTGAATTTAAGCAATCCAGACGCTGCAATGTTCCGTTTTGGATTATAACTCAGCATTCTAGCAATCTTCAACACGCTTTCTTTTCTTTCAGCGAGCTCTAAGAAGTTTTCTCTACTTGCAAGATCTATTCTAAATGACAAACTTTGTCCCAAAAACGCTATAGCATCAATCAATGCCATATATTCAGAAGATTCAATATAATCATTGAAGTCTTCTGGGTAGTTTTCACGGATATAAGTGATCATTACTCTGCGAAGATTTTCAAAATCGTATGATTTGAAATCCGCATTCTTGAAAGTCTGGTATATACGGGTCCAGTCTTCGTTTAAAATCAAATTGTTTTGTCTAGTGGTTGATGTCATAGTGGTTCCAATTATCGATACACATATTTAGCTGTATTCGCAACCTGAAAATAGACCACTAATCACTACTGTTACGCAATCACCGCATTTTTTTTATCAAAATTCATGGTCATACGTTCCGTGATGTTAAATGGCATGTAAGTCAATTCCAAGTCTATCCGAATACCAAATGCTGTGGTAGTAACTACTACTTTATCTATTCGTAGTCTAGGGTCGTAGTTAACTATTGTTTCCACGTCCTTCGCAATAATACTCTTTGTTGATTCAGTGAATGGTTCAAATAGCATGTCCCAAATAACAGTACCAAATTTTGGATTTTCCAACTTCTCACCACGTCTTATATAGAAATGGTTCAACAAATCACGTTTCACTATATCAATGTCATACAACTTATAATTAGTTGATTTAGAATTCGAATCAAATCCTTTAAATGTGAAGTTTCCTTGTTCCTTATCACCAACAGATGCCTTATTAACTGCAACCGTTTTTTGGTTATATAGTTTATTCGCCACGTTTCTTTCCTTCTTTTGATATATCCGTTTTATCAGGTACCACAGCGGTTGGATCTAAATTCTCATGCAACGACCACGGTTCATGCATTGGAATTCGCCGCAAGATACTTTGTAATGGTTTTTCTGCTTGATATCTCTTTTCTTTCCATGCAACTGTGGTACTAGTTACTGGAATGTCGTGTATCTTAAATGGTTCTGCCGGTGCTGCAGTTGATGCTTCGGGACCATTCATATGAATTTGATTCGCAGTTGCTACCATATTTCCACCACTTCTGATATGTGTACTTAACTCAGCGGTAATCAAATTAGACGAACCGGTGGCAATGTGCAAACTATTTGATGTGGTTATCTGTCCATTTAAGCCTATGACAATACTTGTATTACCAGCACTCTCCATGTGTATACCACCCAACCCAGTATCAGCACCGGCACTTACATTAAAATTCCTACCAGCTTCTAGGTTAATATCTCTATCTGCCCGAATGTTCAAATCATTTTCTGTGTGGATTGAAATGGAATCATTCGCATATATGTCAATTTTACCGTTACTTGTAAGCTCAATCCAAGCCGTACCACGTGAATTGCCAATATAAATCAAATCCTCGGAATTATGCATCAATAATTGATGACCGGTACGAGTTCTCACCCGAAAATATTCATTATATGGAATATTCAAAGAACCCTTACCGGTCGCAGTGATATCTTCATATTCCATCTTACCAGCAGATGCGTGAGTTTTACGTTGCATCTTATCTTGCCCATCATCCATCACAAATTGGGTACCACCAATTCGACTAACTGGAATTGCTGACTTAGTTTGACTTTGATTTGTACCGACTGGAGCCATCTTGGATCCCTTACGTCTGTCAGCTGGACCTGGCGTCGATATACCAAATACCATACTAGGTGCTTCTCGTCTACTAGAACTATTAGTCACTCCGCGAATATCGTCTTCAACTAACCCCTGTTCCAAATAACAAGCAGCCATTGGATGTAATGCTTTCTTTATTTTACTAGCATCAATTTCCTTATCGGTCGAGTTATGACGTTTATTGATTTCCGCAACAGGTAATGGTGACTTGGTATCAAATGCCGTCTTATCAGCTTTACTCGCATCTACTGTAGATGAACCAGCGATCGCAGGCACCATGTGGTTAGCAAATCTGGACGGAACTGCAGCAAACCAATAACCTTGCGATGAGTCGCCGTCTACAAACACAACCAATACAGTAACACCAACATCGGGTGGGACAAACCACATCCCGTAACTCTTCTGTGTATCGTTGAATCCACCAAGTGCATCTGTCTTTTCACTGGTATTATTACCAGTATGTTCGGATGCAGTATATCCAAAGAATGGTGGTGCGTATTTTACAATATACGATTGCATGGTATTACCAACTTGGTTACCTTGTGGTTTCATCAAGGTAACTTCAAGACATCCCATGTACGTTGGGTCTAAATTGTTAACAATCCTAGCTGAGTATATCCCATTACCCAACTTTTGTTTACTGGTAGCAGTAGCGGATTGTCTTTTATGTTCTGGCATGTTCTATCCTTCAATTATTGCGTAGTGTAATCGGTTGCTGTTTGTTTTACTGAGTTAATATTTCCAACATCGCTGACCCCAGGAACTGCATTTACCATATTAGAAACTTTTGTCAAATCTTCAGATTTGTACCAAGTTGATAGGTCAGGAATTGCATTGGCTAAGGCGTTATCCGTTGATTTATTAGATTGATATTGCCATAATCCATGATTAGGCGTGGTAGATGGATCTACACTTCCCAAAAATGAACTCAAGGTTTCTGCTAATCCAGATGGTTGTGGTAAATCTGGAACGTCCGATGGTTGACATGCCTTTCTCACACACGTTAACCGTTGTTTAAACATACCATCATTTATGATGCATTCACATCGAATAACTTGGTATATACCACTAAATTGTGATTTTAATTTTGCTTCGGTATCCATGAAACCATACAAACCATCTCCTCCCATATTAACATCGACTGGTGTTTTGAATGTGACGAATATATGAACTTCTCTATCAATGTAGTTCATTGTCCCGTCCTGGGTCATTTGTGAGCTACCTTCTGACACAGGAACAAAACTATTAGACACCCCATTATCAACCATCCAGTACGGGTCACCTAATATCTCAAGATTAAGTGTTATCATATCAGCTGTACCAACGCCCAATACTGCATTATGTAATCGTAACGCGGTTTCTATCTCAGTCGAAGTTGTGCCAGAACCACCACCTGCTTGTGTTAAAAGGTTGGGATCTTTGTGAATTCTTGGTCTTAACGAAACACCAGCCGCTGGTGTTGAACCAGGGTTTGCTTGTTGCTTCGTTGGTAATTCCTCAGACGTGGTTGAATTTTGATTTGGATCAGCAATTTTACCAGCCTGATTCGATGGTGATGAATTCGATGATGAATAAAACAAATTATTAAGTTCAATGTCAAACTTCAACACGTTAGTGTTTTTTCCGGTGTAAATGTAATTATACGCTTTGCATATCTGCTGTTTCAGTTCTGCGTATCCACTAGGTACTGACCCAGGTGGCGATACAACCGAATGATGAACATAATAGGGTCTTACCCTAAAGGTAATCTTTTTAGCAAAATCACCAACAATCGGATCAATATTACCGGGTATTATTTCCATTTGGATATCAACCATAAAGTATCGTATCATACCATTCTTAATATTCTCAGGTTTTTGATTATTGCTACAATATTCTGAACTTAATACGACTTTTGTTATAACATCCGTAATACGCATACCTGCTGGGAATTGATACGCCCTATTATTTGGGTCTACCTGCATGGTACCATCTTTTTGCATACCTTGTTCATTATATACTTCGTCTGGATTTTTCATTGGAACCGTACCACCGCTGTTTGCAGTAAATCCCAATTTAGACCTACCGATATCATTCATCAATGGATCTTCAAGTTCTACGTTGGTACCAGCTATAGAATTTGGTGCACTTTCCCCAGGTGTCACTATAGCTGAATCTGGTATCGTTGCAGTTGCTATTGATGTAAAATCCTCAATATTTTCAGGAAATTGAATATCATATACATCTGGCTTCCCAATTATCCCATCTTTAAGGTTGGTTTGCTCTAAGTTGTTCAAAAAAGAAACTAAACTATTAGGTCCTGTTTTCAATATCTCGGCAACCGTACCTTCCGAATCCGCTATAATTTTCACATCTCGTAATGTAGAGTTATACACATCACTATACGCCATGTCACTTTTTGGAACAGCAGTAACCGTATAATTACTACCTGCTTCAGTGACTTTAAATTTAACGTTAGAAAACGCAACAGTGAAATACTTAGGTTTTGTCACCTTTAATATAGTACCATCAGTATCATATCCAAGAAATTCCAGTTTTAGAACAAAAACGGCCTCACCGTATGTCATATACCCAGCATTTATCGCTGCGTTCTGTAAACTTTCAATGAATTGTCCCATCGAATATGGTTCATACACGTCAAACCGATAATTTATCGCATTGGAGTTACCAACCGTTTGACTTGCAGCCACCGTCATTGTTATATTAAAGTTATTAATGAAGTATTCTGGTGTACCACGTGAGGTTCTAACTCGGTCGGCATCGTATCTACCAGCAGATGAAAATATAACATTGGATAACGTACTGCCCAAACTTCTATACGATAACGGGTCGTTATATTGTTCTGGTGTTAAACAAGCCAACGTCCATAAGGTCGTACATGATGCAAATTCTTCAAGGTCGTTATCGACGACATTTGGCAAATCGCTATCATACCACGTCGAAATATCCGACGATGTCCCATCCGAAACCGTTGCACCTGGACTGGTCAATGATTGAAAATCTGGAGTTATCGCAGTTGCTATTCCAGTTGATATATTTGATGGAACCGATACAACTTCACCGTTCGATATTGGTGTCATTGGTATTTCGGTTGAACCCGGTTCCCCCAATCCAATAGTTACTGTCATACTATACTCCTAGATACTGTGTTAATTTACTTTTCTTTGGTATATATATGGCTGTTCCGGTTTCGAAATCATAGATTGGATCTTTCAATACACTCATGTTTCGTTGAACGAAAACCCACCATAACTTTGGATTTCCATATATATCATATGCCAACAAATCAGGTCTATGTCTATGCTGTGACTGTATTATATGCAACGCATCATCTGGCTCAGCTGGTACTGGTCTCATTTGCAACAATTCCATATAAAGTGAATTTTGCTTCGTTGTACTCCATGGAGATGAATTTGAATATTTTGCCATTAAATATACCCTAAGCCGTTATTTACCATTGCACCACGTGCATATTCTTTTAAGTTAAACTGTCTAACCGTTGTTCTGTTATATATTGGACTCACCGTGACTGATATAGTACTCAAAATAGGTACCCACGTTACTTTACCATCAACCGTACACCGAATATAGTTAACGGAATCCTTGAAATCAACACTAAATGATTTGATAACAACTGGGACATTATCAAAAATATGCTTACCATACCCAGACAATGTGCATATTATTGGTGGGTTACCAACATTATCACCACTACCAAAGAACATTTTGGTTGCTGTTCTAAAAAAAGTAGTAGCAGCAATCCAATATTCTGCATCGGTTTCGGTTTCACATGAAAACTCACCAGCTATACTAATATCCTCCACTTGACTATCTTTATATGCTTGAAACGGGTAATTACTATGTACTACACTAGTGGTTGTGTAATTTGCTTTTGTAGATAACGTAATATTTGGTAAGTATGGCCAAACTGCACCACCAGTCTCTTCCAATCTACTAAAAAGTTTCGAGTCAAATAACTGCCATGGTGCGTTAATTCTTACACGCCAATCATTCTGTGAAGATGGTGATAGCGTAATCGCTGCTTGCCTGTTTGCAAACAACTCAGCCCCGGATGGGTTTTTGCTATTACTTAGCCTAAAAGTACTTAAAATATCATTTGCTTGACCAGCTAACGATGATAAGCTACTAGCGAATGACGTGAAATCAGATTCACCAGAATTCCCAAGAAATGAAGCAATTGGGATGTCGCCAGTTAACACACCACCGAGTGAATCGAGTAAACCAGTGCCATCATTGGTTATATTACCACCAATAGATTGATAACTATCAACAATACTATCAACCGATGACGTTGTACTCCCAAATGACATGGTGCCAAGTGAACTCGCGTTGAGCGCACTCGTAACATCCGAATTTAATTGGTTTGTAATACCCGGATTCTCACCAGTCGTTGGATTGTAATCGTTTGTTGGTAATGCCATGATAAATATTCTCCTATTAGTACTATTTATTACATATTTAATGTGGTATAATAGGTCTTATCGTATTCAATTGGAGAGAGTTAATGGCTGACCACGTAGTACCAAAAGCAAAGTATTTGACAAACAAAGAGTTACTGAAAGCAATCCACGCAAGTAAAAATACTTTTTGTTCATATACCCAACCTGAATTCGGGTTCTATGACTGTATCGTTACTGATATCGGTGAAATAAATGAAGATACAATCAACGATGCTAAACAAAGCCGTGCTACTCGATTATCAAGAGCAGCACACGAGAAAGCCCAACTAGAAGCTGGAAAGAAAATCCCAGCAATCGAATTTGAAGTCGATTACACCACCATTTGTGAAAATGATTTGGTATTCAGAATCATGACGTTTGACCACATTCCCCTGCAGCCAGACCGTAAGAAAACGGTTAAAACCGTTGCTGATGCTCGTGCTAAAGTAAACTTCCCACCTTTCCAACATTGGAAATTCAATGAGAATAAAGAGTTAGTTTGTGTTGGTAAAAGTCATTGGGATGGTGATGTCGATACTGGTCATTTCAGTATCACAAAAGGTCAGATGTCTAACTTGCTAGGTAAGATGTTAATGAAATTGGCTGAACGATATTCTTCACGTAGTAATGTCCGTGGCTACACGTATGTGGACGAGATGCGAGGTCAGGCAGTTCTTCAGTTAACGCAGGTTGCACTTCAATTCGACGAGTCAAAATCATCAAATCCATTTAGTTTCTACACGCAATGTTGCACAAACGCCTTCTTACGTGTGATAAACATAGAGAAAAGAAATCGTGAAATTCGTGATGATATTTTGGAAGGTGCAGGTTTAAATCCTAGCCATACTAGAATGAACTCGGATACCTATGGAGAAAGAATGAATGATGGTTATACTTGGATTGATGTAGACTAAAAGATAATTGTTCTACCATTCCCTAATTAAGCCCAGCTTCGCTGGGCTTTTTCTTATCTCACTTGTACGATGTACTCACCTGAACTTGGGTCATTCTTAACTACAACAAATCCATATCGTCTACTCAACTGCTGAGTTAATGATTGATACACACCACGTCTATCATTAGTCCCATCATCCTTTGATGCCGAATACCCAATATACACAATCTTTGGGTTTTGTTTAATCCAAGCTAATGCACTTGCTATCACGGTTGATAGAATTTTACGTGCAAACCCTTCAGTGTTAAATCCGTCAAACGATTCATTAATTTCGTATAGCAAGGTAGCATAATTAGATCTATTCTTGTGAAACAATATCATACCGGTGTGTTTTTCACCAGATGGTGTTTCAAACGCAAACTCAAATATATTTGAATCAGTTTGTTTGTATTCTAGTGGAGTATCTAATGCCTCCACTAGATCAATGTTGTCAATTATGTCAAGAAGTTCTCGCATTTGCATTTCTCTTTTCCTTTACTTGTATGTAGATTGCCTCTGGTTCCACGTCGAAGTATTTGTACAATGCACCGCACAACCAACCATCTATACCCAATGCCTTACACACATACCAATTACCGGTTTCTTCATTTCCACGTGTTTTCAATTCTAACTTATATTTATAGGATGGAAATGGGTTTTTAGAAAAGATACAGAGGAATCCATCGTGTGCGTTGGGTATATGACTAACCATTGCATCAATGATCAAATCAGCACCAGATACAAATGCTTCTTTGTTCAGTCCAGTTGTTTCATCGTCAAATACCCATACGCCGTGGTAATTGTAAATCTCAATAATATTGATTGTGTTCATATTACACCTCGTTAGTTGAATGAGCCGTTAATATATAGTATAATGGACCTATAGTCAATACCTAAAAGATAATTAAATCACCATTGACTTCCATTATCTTTTAGGTATAATACTCGCAACTTAACCCAACAAGGACAATGATATGAAAATAGAACCATTTGATGCATTAATAGAGGAAAAATACGGTGTATCTGTATACGATTGCGATTCAAATACAACTCGTGACCCGATCAAAGAAATGCGAACTTGGTGTATTAATACTTTCGGTGAGAGGAACGTCAGACCATCGCTTACAAATTTCTACTTTCGCAATGAGTCAGATAGACTTATGTTTATCATGCGGTATACGGAATAATCACTTGACAAACCACTACATACCTTATACAATTCACCAATCATAACTAACCTGAAGATCAATATGACAGATAATCTTTTTAAGAAAGTAGCAGTATTCACTGATTTGCACATCGGTGCTAAGTCTAATTCAACCACTCACAATGAAGATTGTGAACAATTTATCGATTGGTTTATCGAAACAGCAAAGGCTAATGGCTGTGAAGTTGGTATGTTCTTAGGTGACTTCCACCACAATAGAAGTTCACTTAATATCTTATCGATGGATTACAGTGTACGATGCCTTGAAAAAATGGGTGCTGCATTTGAAAAGTTCTATTTCTTACCAGGCAACCACGATTTATATCTAAAAGATCGTAGAGACGTATGCAGTGTTATATATGGTAAGTTCATTCCAGGGATTACAATCATTGAAAAACCAATGACTATTGGTAATGTAACTCTTTGCCCTTGGTTGATTGGTGAAGAATGGAAAACTGTTGGTAAAACAGGTGGTCGATATATCTTTGGTCATTTTGAACTGCCTGGTTTCTTCTTAAACTCGATGGTAAGAATGCCAGATACCGGTGAAATTCGTAATGAACAGTTCAAACCATACGAACTTGGATTTAGTGGACATTTCCATCAAAGACAATCTAATGGTAATATCAACTATATTGGTAATGCGTTTCCACATAATTATGCGGATGCTGGTGATGATGCCCGTGGTATGATGATTTTAGAATGGGGTGGTGAACCTCAATATCTTTCATGGCCTAAACAACCTACTTATAGATCATACAAGCTAAGTGAAGTTATCAGTGAACCCGATAAGTTGCTTAAAGAAGGTATGCATTGCCGTGTAACTATTGATATTCCTATTACATTTGAAGAAGCAAACTTCATTAAGGAAACTTTCATACCGCAATACAACCTTCGTGAGATGCACTTGGTTCCTTCTAAAGCAGATATCAATCCTGACTTAGCTCCAGTTGATATTAGTTTTGAAACAGTTGATACTATTGTTATGAGTCAAATTGAATCAATTGATACTGAATCATTTGATAAGAATTTGTTAATGGCAATTTACCAAGAACTGTAGGTGGTGATAATGAATATGCAAGAAACCTATTTGTTTGAACAGTTTCGTTCTGTATTCCCAGAGATTGAAAAGCAATTTTATATACCGTATGTTCGTAGTGGTTCTAAGCGACATTATCGCTACGACTTTCGGTATCAAAACAAGATAATTGAATTTCATGGTGATTTCTGGCATGCACATCCATTGCTTTATGCCGAAGACTTTGTTAATCCAACTACGAAGAAAACTGCTTTTGAGACTTGGACTTCTGATTATCACAAGAATCAATACGCCATTGACAATGGTTATTCTTTACTGGTTGTTTGGGAATCTGATTTTAACACCAACCGACAAGAAGTTGTTGACCGTTGTACTAATTTCCTGTTAACATAAACTATCAATCCTACAATTACTGACTATCATGATAACAATTAAGAATCTAACTGCAAAAAACTTCCTATCTATTGGGAATCAAACTCAATCCGTTTCCTTTGATAATGGGTTATTGACCCTTGTACTAGGCGAAAACCTTGACATGGGTGGGCCTGAAAAACGGAACGGCTGTGGTAAAACGGTAATGGTTAACGCATTAAGTTACGCATTATTCGGTTCTGCGTTGACTAATATCAAGCGTGAAAACCTTATTAATAAGATAAATGGTAAGAATATGCTTGCCACTGTATCATTTGACAAGGATGGTGTTGAATACAAGATAGAACGTGGTAGAAAACCAAATATCTTGAAGTTTTCTATCAATGGAAAAGACCAAGTGCTACAAGATTTGGATGAAAGTCAAGGTGATTCAAGAGAAACTCAAAAGGCTATTGAAGAAATCTTAGGTATGAAATTGGAGATGTTCAAGCACATAGTTGCTCTGAATACTTACACTGTTCCATTCTTAGGAATGAAACCAGGTGAACAACGAGAAATCATTGAACAGTTACTTGGTATTACCCAATTGAGTGAAAAAGCTGATTCGTTAAAGGTATTAGTAAAAGAATCAAAAGATTCGATTGCGACTGAAAACACTCGCATTACTACAGTACAAGCATCGAATGACCGTATTCAACAAAGCATCGAAGCCTTAATTCGTAAAGAAAAAATGTGGAATGAAACTCGTGATAGAGCAGTTGTTTCTATCAACAAAGATATTGAACGATTAAGTCCAATTGACATTGATGCCGAGATTCAAGCACAGCGTGAGTATACTGTATGGCATACTAGTAAGAAAGAACGTGATAGTATTAACTCGTTAATTGCAAAGCAATCCACTGCAGTTGAACGAGAAGAACGTGTTCTTAAGTCACTAGAACAAGAGTTAGTTCACTTAGCAGAACATAAATGCCATGCCTGTGGTCAAGAGTTACATGACGACAAACATGAACAGCTATTAGCTACTAAAAGTGAACAATACCAAGCTAGTGTAAAGTCAATTGCTTCACATAAAGAAGAATTAGACTTGTTAGATGAAGCTATTATTGCTTTAGGTGAGATTGGTCCTTGCCCAAATGTTAAGTATGATACCCTAGAACAAGCCTTGAATCACAAGAATACAATTGCTTCACTAGAGAAAGAGTTGGCTAGTAAGTTAGCTGAAACCAATCCCTACTTAGAACAAATCGAAGACTTGAAAACGACTGCTATTCAAGATGTTTCATGGGATAAAATGAATGAATTAGTACGAGTTAAAGAGCATCAAGACTTTCTCTATAACTTGTTAACTAACAAGAATAGTTTTATCCGTAAACGTATCATCGATCAAAACTTGGCATTCTTAAATCAAAGACTTTCTGTTTACTTAGGTCAATTGGGTCTACCACATCAAGTAGAATTCCAAAATGATTTATCTGTATCGATTACCCAATTGGGTCAAGATTTAGATTTCTACAACCTATCTCGTGGTGAGATGAATCGTTTGATCTTGTCGTTAAGCTGGTCTTTTAGAGATGTTTGGGAGAACTTATACCAACCAATTAACTTATTATTCATTGATGAGTTGCTAGATTCTGGTTTAGATTCATCTGGTGTTGAATGTAGTATCTCTGTTCTAAAACAAATGACTCGTGAACGTAACAAGAATGTATTCTTGATTTCACATAGAGATGACTTAACCAGTAGAGTTAATCACGTGTTGAAAGTTATCAAAGAAGGTGGGTTTACCCATTATGCTACTGACGTCGATATTGTCTAAAAGATAATCGAATCCACTAAGCCCAGATAATTCTGGGCTTTTTGTTGTCTAAAAGATAATAGAAAAACACTTGACATTCGAAAATAATCCACTATAATACGCACAACTTAAACAAAACTGCGGTAAATTGGCATGAACGTTGAAATAGCACCAAAAGAAACTGAAGTAAGATTAACTTGGGACGAAGCTAGAATGTATTCATTTTCTCTTAATATTGATGGTAAAACAGGATGGCGGTTGCCTGACAAAGATGAACTGAATGAAATATACCAAGCTAAAAATGATTTTGAAAAATGGTATTACTGGTCCTCTACTGCGCGTATTGTCAATCGCGCATGGAGTCATTGCTTCGCTGGTGGCTCCAGGGGCTACCACAGTAAGAACTTCAGAAACGTCTACGTTAGAGCAGTAAGAGATTTTTCATGAACTTCGAAATAGCACCAAAAGAAACCGAGATCCGAGCAAATTGGTATGATGCCAAGTTGTATTGTTTTGCTCTTAATATAGTTGGTAAGACCGGTTGGAGATTGCCTACCATAGATGAATTAAATGCGATATATCAATCAGATAATGATTTAGAACCCGATGGGTATTGGTCTTCGACCGAGAACGATGACGGTGGTGCATTCGTTAAGTACTTTTTCGATGGTTACCAGTACTCAGGACTTAAGAATAGTGGTCATGGGTCGGTAAGAGCCATCCGAACAATCTAACAGTTGCGAGCCTGTCACCTAAATATTTCTACATGTTTAGGAGACAATATGCGTATTTACGAACTATTTGAAAATGCAGGTACCTTGTATTTTCATGCCACTGCTTCAGAATTTGAAGACTTTTCACATCGACATACTGGGTCAATTGGATTTTACTTCACCGAAGATTACAACGAAGCATTGCGATACAAAACCAGTGCAAGAAGTCCAAATGCAAGAATTATCGCTGCTCACCTTGATCTTGGTAAAGTTGCGCCATTTGACGCAGTATCAATTGCTCTTCAAAAATCATCAGGTGGTAATCCAAGAAAACAAATCCGTGAAATGTTACAAAGCCAAGGTTACAATGCAATAGTTCGAGGAACAAAAGAAACTATTGTATTCGAACCAGAGCAAATCCACATCGTAGACCACAACTACCAACCAGATAAATAGGTTCACTACTAACCAAAACAAGTGAACCTACTATGACCAGCAAATCAAAAAACAAAGGCAATACATGGGAACGTGAGATTGCAAATCACTTATCCTCCATTTACAATCTAAAATTTTTAAGATGCCAAGGTAGTGGTGCCTTTGTTGGAGGTAAAAACACGCAGCGAAAAGCCGTATTAGATGCTGGTCAAATCCAAAGTTTCAAAGGTGATATTATCCCACCAACCGAATGGACTTCCTTTAATAGTGAAGCCAAGAACTATGCAGATTTTCCTTTTCATCAGTTATATTCAGGTGAAGTCAAACAACTTGAAACTTGGCTAGGTCAATTGGTTCAAGTGGCAGATCCAAATGATATGAATATCCTCATGTTTAAAATCACACGTAAAGGAAAGTACGTTGCGGTTGAATCCAACAAAGGATGGGACTTATCACATCCTCATACCAATTACACTTCAGTTAAGTTTGGCCACTGGCAAATCTTTGATTATGATTCTTTTTGGCAACATAATCATCAATTAGTCAAGCAATTAAGCACTATTTCGCCAGACTAAATATCATTTTATTCTTATCAAATGTAATATTATGAAAGACAAGGTAATCGTATATACTGATGGTGGATGTATTCCTAATCCCGGAAAGGGTGGTTGGGGTGCTGTACTTATGTGCAACAACAAAGAAAAAGAACTCTTTGGTGGTGTAGATGGTACTACTAATAACCGCATGGAACTAATGGCAGCAATCCAAGCATTAAATGCCTTAACTCGTCCATGTGATGTCACAATCTATAGTGATTCAAAATATGTTGTAGATGGAATCACTAAATGGTATCCTAATTGGATTAAGAATGGTCGTACTAATTTCGTTAATCCAGACTTATGGCATGCACTGGCTGCAGCAGCTAAACCTCACAATGTCACTTGGCAATGGATCAAAGGCCATTCGGGAATTCCTGGCAATGAACGTGCCGATGAACTGGCTATGCGAGCTATTGAGTATTGTTAACTGTTTGTTGACTATTATTTTCTTAATAGTTAACAATAAGTGCTGTTTTTCGCGACTAAATAGAGTATAATCAATCTATATCAGAACATTACAGAGACCATCTCAAAATAAATTCACAAAAGTGTTGACAAGGTTCATTAACTAAGTTACAATTAACCATACTAAGAAATTACCCAAAAGCAGTTTACAGAGACCATCTCAAATCAATACCGACACCAAGTCTATAATTACTTTTACTTACAGAGACCATCTCAATTCTTACCGACACAAAGTCTACTCACACAAAAGCAATTACTCAATTATCTTTTAGGCACCCGCCAAACTTGCTCACCGAATTACTAGATAGAACATAGAAAGGTGAGAGAATTGCTAAGAAAGCCGCGCACAGGCGACCATTACGTGCCCTTAAACCCTGGTCTACTTGAATCACAGGGGATGGAAGTTCCGACATTAGCAACGGAGATATAGTTCACTACCCCACCAGATGAGTTATGGGATATGCCTTCATACAACCCATTTGAACTATAGCAAAAACGAATAACAAAGGCTAAAGATGGGTTGAGAAAACCCACGTTTACTAGATAAGGTAGCTGTTGTCTAGTAAGCCACCGTCAGATTAATAAGACTGAGCTCGAGGTACCGGCTGACCGCCTCTGTAATGCTCTACATGCTACTGTGATGCGATGCTTGTACGCAGAACCCTTGGACATTTTAGTTCCACAATTAGAAATGTCCATTGTCCTTTGAATTAACCCGAGTTTTTCGGGTTAAGATGTTCAGCTCCACAACCCGCAGTGAGGGCTCCGCTGGCGCGTCGCTATAATAGATTTAATAATTGATTTTAATAATTGTAGGAGCATATAAGATTAAATGAATTCTAAAAGATAATGTACCTAATAGATACCTGCTTAAGCCACGCGCACATACATTTTTAGATGCATTCGAACCCATACATTTTAGCTGTTTCCATTCGCGCACATACATTTTAGATTCCCTTATAGCTTTTTACCAGATGCACACATACATTATAAACTCCATACGAACACATACAATATAACTCTAAAAGATAATTCAATTAATAACTCAACTATAAGATCATCTATAAGACCATTAATATAAACATCAATAAGAACATTAATATCATCAGTAATAAACATCATCTATAAGACAATCATCTTTTAGTAATAAACATCATCTATAAGACAATCATTAATACATTATCTATAAGTTATCTTTTAGTATTATTCTTTTAAATGGATAGCTACGTCTGGAGTTTATCAGTTCTGAGCAGAAAACCCGACGATCTTTAGTCGTCGGGTAGTTGACTCATTATCTTTTAGTAACTAATGGATAACTGCGTCTAGTGGTTTCTATTATCTTTTAGTTCATAAATTGGTGGGTTCATATCGATTCATTATCTTTTAGTGCGTTCTGCAAATAAATAGGTTCCGGTTCATCTCGGGTTTTCAATAAATACCTTCAATACCCCATTCGAATAAGGAACCCAATCAATGAAAATGTCAGATGTAGACGTCTTAATAGAAAGTACAATCACCGAAGCTCCAGTTGGTATGTTAAAACGAGGAGCTCTAAAAGTTGCCAGTAAACTTGGTAGTCAAAAAGCAGCAGGCGCAGAAGTCACTGCAAACATCGCCAATCAGTTAAAGAAAGATTATTCTCGTTATCTAGGTGTTACTGGTTACGAGCAAGATAAAGAATCACTTGAAGCATTCTTAAATTCAAAAGGTTTATCTGCGGATTCATTGGATTCTGCCATTTCTTCTGTTTCGGCTGGAAGCCCAACTGGACAAGATTGGCGAATTGATACCGGTCCAAGAACAGGTGCAGCTAATGCAAGAGTAGAACCAGTAGTTGATATCGGTTCAGCTACAGGTGAAGTACCATCATTGGATGGTGAGAGCCCAATTGAACAAGCCAGAGCTAAACAAGTTGCAGTACGGCAAAGAGTAGGTCAGCAATTACGTGGCCAACAACCAGAACAACAGCCAACTGAACCAGTTACTAAAACAAATAGATTAGCTGGTATGGGTCAAGGCTACGTGCCACCTATCGAACCATCAGCTGAACAACCAGAAATTGCACAACAAGAGCCATCTGCAACAGGAACTCAAGCAGCATCTGCATTAGGTAGATTAAAAACACCACAAAACCCAATGAAAGGTAGAACTTCTTTAGTTAGTAAGTTAAAAGGTCAACAAGCAGAACCCGAAGTACCTGCAGCAGAGCCAACTGCTACTAGAGAAAGACCCGGAATCAGTTCACGTGCTGGTAAAGCAGGTGTTGGCCAACCAAAAGCACCTCAATTCAAATCAGTTAGTGCTATGTCTAAAGCCACTTCTGATATCAAAGCAGAATTAGATACTAAGTTGAATGCTATTGATGCAGCTAAAGAAGCATTAGCTAAAAGTCCAAGAAGTCAAAAACTAAAAGATGCTTTAAAACAAGCAGAAGCAGATTATGATTCATTTGTAGCAAGTGAGATCAAGCCAGCTGACCTAAAAGATAAGTTAGCCACCAAAGTTAACCAAATCAAAACAGGTGAAGAACCACAAACACAAATGGAATTGCCAACTGAAGAACCTACAGCGGCACCTGATGTCGAAAAAGTTCAATCTGCAGTTGAAAAAGCACAAGCTGATTATGATAAAGTTAATAAAGCTGGTATCTCTAAGTCTACTAAAGATAAAAAGTTAAAGGCTTTGAATGCTGCTAAAGCAGAACTTGCTAGTGCTACGGGTACAGAACCTGAAGTAGTACCTGCTCCAACACCAGTTTCTATGAAATCTCCAGTTGCGGCAGTTAAGAAAGAACAACCTGCTGCAGTTAAAGCAGAACCTAAAGAAGAGCCAACTGATAAAATCGGTAAACTAACAGCTAAAGCACAGGAACTTGCTACTGCATTCAAACAAGACCCATCTAACAAGGAATTGGGTAAACAAGCGATGGGTGCTATCTCTGCACTTAAAGCGGCTAAAGAAGCCGATGTAGAACCAGAAGATGAAATGGATTACAAACCATCTTCTATGGGTAGTGAGTTTAGTAGATTTGCTAAAGCAATGGCACCCGCTAAAACTAAAACTGCATCAAGTGAAGAAGTTCCACCAACTGAAGATGATGAAGATGCTTGGATGGATCAAGAACCAATGCCTAAAGCTAAGAAAGAAAAGGCTGCAAAGAATAAAAAGATGGCATTGGCAGCTAGTGTTGAACATGAGTTCGATTATCTTTTAGCAGAAGCGGCATTCTCTAATAAACAGATTGATAAAATCATATTGGCTATTACTCAAGACAATATCCGTAAAGGAATTATCAGTATTCCAGGGGTTCCTAAACCAAAAGCTAAGGGTAAAGCTACTCAAGCAGCAGGTGATCAATATTCAATTGGTTCAGCTGGTGCTGGTTCACTAGGTGGTGCTGGCCAATCTCAATACAATCAACCAGCCCAACAAAACGCAGGTGGTAAAACTCTTGATTTAAGTGACTTGAATGTTGAAAGATTGATTAGTGCTATTAATCATATCTTGAAAAAAGAAGAATTGCAACGATTTGAAGAAAACCAACTTAAAAAGTTGATGCAAGAACTCAAGGCAGTTCGTGAAGGTCGTGCTCTACAAGACAACATACTAGCAGAAGCTCCAATGGGATTAGGTCAACGATTAGCTACTGGTGTTGCTAGTAAGTTTAGTTCACAAGCTGCTGGTAAATTGGATGCTGGTAAAATCGCAAATCAGTATAAACCAGAGTATTCACGTTACTTGGGTTCAACCGGTGGTAATCCCGATGCACAATCCCTAATTGATTTCTTTACATCTAAAAGATTAGATACGTCTAAGATTCAACAAATTACAGATTCAGTAGCACCAAATGCAACTAGATTGACTGGACCGCAGATTGATGCGATTATCATGCAAGTTACCCAGCAGAATATTAGAAGCGGCACAATCACACCAGCTGCAGCACAAGCTAGTGGTGGAACTACTCAACCTGCGTCGCAGTCTACTGCACCAGTCATGGCACAACGTATGATGAATGACCCAGCGATTCAAAGTCATCCTGAGTATATTAGATTCTTGAATAGTTTGAAATAACCTTCATTGGTAATCGCAAACTGATCGACAGTGAACAAAAATGCCCTCGTAATGAGGGCATTATCTTTTAGGCTTAGAAGAATGGGAGTCCCGTCTTCGATGTGGTTTCGAGGTTCTCACTGACAATCTCGTTAACCAATTCTCGTTCTTCCCAGCTTAGATGCATTGCTTCATTAAACT